CAAACAAACTGAAGTATATCCACAAGTACACTGAGTCTGAAGATACTGCTACTAATCTCTCTAACACAGATGATAATGCTAATTCTAACAGGAAGAATGTGGCATCTGCTGAAAGTGAAGTGTATAAAGATATAAATAGGCTTATTCAGAGAGGAGAGATGAAGCAACTTCTTGCAGAAATTAATTCTCCATACAGAGATCAGTATATCAAGGATTTGGAGCATCACATTATTTATCAGCATGATGAAGCATCTTCTCCTGTATTGAAACCTTATTGTTCTGCCTATACATTATATCCTCTTTTGGTAGATGGAACTAATACTATAGATGGTACTAAGAATCATGCTCCTCGTCATTTAAGCAGTTTCTGTGGGCAATTCCAGAATCTTGTATTCCTGCTTTCTGCTTTGAAGAAAGGTGCAGGAGCCTATGGGGAGTTCTTCAATTTCTTCAGCTATTTCTGTGAAAAGGAATGGGGAGAAAACTATTGGCAGAAGTCAGATATGGTAACCAGTGGTGCATCTCTTGAGTATAGGACTATAGGAGATATTATTGACCAATATTTTCAGTCAGTAACCCACTACATTAATCAACCTGCACAGAATAGAGGTTATCAGTCTCCTTTCACCAATTTCAATGTCTTTGACAGTTATTACTGGCATACTATGTTTGATGATTTCACCTTCCCTGATGGAACTAAACCTCATTGGGATGCAGTTAATTGGCTTCAGAAAAGATATATGAAGTGGCTCAATAAAGAGAGAACCAAGACCCTTCTTACCTTCCCAGTTATGACTGTGTGCCTTCTTACTGATGGCAAGGATGTTCTTGATAAAGAGTATAAAGATTTCATCACTACTCAATGGGCAGAAGGAGACTCTTTCTTTGTATATCTCTCAGAGAATGCTGACAGTATTTCATCTTGCTGCAGACTAAGGAATGAAATTACTGAGAATACTTTCTCCTCTACAACAGGACTTACAGGTGTCCAGACAGGTTCTTGCAATGTAATGACTCTTAATCTTAACAGAATTGTTCAGGATTATTGTAAGGCTGCAAGATATGGAAAAGACTGTTTAAGCAATGATGAGAACAATGTAGATATATTTAAGAAAGGACTTAAGGAAGAACTACAATCCATCCTTAATAGAATCTATGACTATCAGAAAGCCTATAAGACAGGTCTCTATAAGTTAGCAAAACAAGGTATGTTCCCACAAGTCAATGCAGGATATATCTCTTTTGATAAGCTCTATAGTACCATAGGTGTCAATGGCTTAAATGAAGCAGCAAGGTTCTTAGGTCTCACAGTAGGCAATAATAAGGACTATATGGACTTTGCTTCATGGATTCTTGGAGTAATAAAAGACTACAACAAGCAGCATTCTGAGAAAAAGTTCATGTACAATTTGGAATTGGTCCCTGCGGAGTCTTTGGGTGTCAAGAACTATAATTGGGATAAATCTGATGGATATTGGGTACCTGATGATGAAAACTTGTACAATAGCTATATCTATGATGCTCATGATGATACCTCTATTCTTGATAAGATAGCTATGCAAGGTGGTCAGATTGCCAAGTCTATTGATGGTGGTCAGGCATCTCATCTTAACTTGCAGGATAATCTCTCTAAAGAGCAATATGAGAAACTTCTTGAGTATGCAGTACAGGTAGGTAATTCCTATATCACCTTCAATGTTCCTCAGACTCAGTGTGATGATTGTGGTTTTATTGCCAAGCATCCATTTGATAAATGTCCTGAATGTGGCTCAGAGAAAGTAACTCAATGGACAAGGATCATAGGCTATTTACGGCCCATCAAAGCATGGAGTGAAGCAAGACAACAGGAAGGCTCTCACAGATATTTTGCTAAAAAAGAAACAGTATGACGCATATTAGTGAATGCATTGGCATTAAACAAGGATTTCAAACTATTCCTGATGATGAGGAAGTAGAATTAATGCAAGCTCTTCTTAGAAAATGGAATGGTAAAAAACTTCCAGAAGATTGGCTAATTGACAAAACAAGAGATTGATATGCTTAAATACCTCTATATTAAAGAGATTTTCAAAGAAATCCCCTCGGAAATATCCTTGGGGGTTTCTATCTCTGGATGTCAGATAAGATGCCCTGCATGTCATTCAAGAGAACTGTGGGAAGATAAAGGTACTCCTCTGACACCTCAATGTCTTGGCAATCTCATTAAAGAGCATCAAGGTATCACTTGTCTTCTTCTTATGGGAGGGGAACATGATATAGATTCTCTTACAGAACTATTCTATCATGCTAGAAGCTATGTAAAAACTGCTTGGTATTGCGGATTAGACAATATTCCTAAAGATAAGGTGGGTATTTACCAATACTTGGATTTTCTTAAAGTTGGGCATTATGATCCAGAGTTAGGAGGACTAGATTCTCCTACCACTAATCAACACCTTTATAAGATAGAACATCAAGGAGACGGAAGTTACTGGCAGACAGATATTACAAGTCAACTACAAAAGAAAACTGTTTAGTTATGACAGAACCAGAAGCAAGAAAATACCAGTTTTGGAATGCAGTCTTAAAAGAGATTGCCAAGGAGTATCATACAAATACTAATATTGATACTATCATTAGAAATATTGATGCAAGATTAAAAGAATTCAATAAATGACTATTAAAGTATTAGAAAAAACACCAGGATGCTTTCCTATAGACTTGGAAGTAGGCGATTGGGTTGACCTCTACACTGCGGAAGAAGTAAAACTGGAGGCACCACAAGCAAACAGATTACATAAGTTTAATCAAAGAAAGGAAACTCCTGAAATAAGAGTAAGGGATGTAGACTTTGACTATACACTGATTCCTCTTGGAGTAGCAATGGAAATGCCTGTAGGCACTGAGTGTCACCTACTTCCAAGAAGTTCTACTTTTAAGAAATATGGACTTATGCAGGTTAATTCTATGGGTATCATAGACAGGTCATTTGCTTCTGACAAGGATGAGTGGAAGCTGCCTGTCATAGCTACAAGAAAAATTACCATTCCTAAAGGCACAAGAATAGCCCAATTCAAAGTAGTACCTTCACAGAAAGCTACAGTGTGGCAAAAGCTTAAATGGCTCTTTTCTTCAGGTGTAAAACTAAAGCCTGTCTCCACTCTTAATAATCCTACACGCGGTGGCTTCGGGAGTACTGGAAATAATTAAAAATAAAATAAAAACTATGAATAGTAACAATAAATCTTTTCTTTCATTTTCGTTTAGTAAGGGCTTTGTAAGTCCTAATATTCCTATTGCTACCTTTTATCAAGATGGTAAGGAATTGAATTTCATTATTGATACTGGCTCAGATGATAATGTTATAAGCAAAGAAGCACTAGAAGGTATTAAATATGAAAAACTTGAGCATCAGGGAACATTAGCAGGAGTAGGAGGTGTTTATGATGTGGAAGCCTGTAAAATCTCTTTCCAACATGATAATGAAACCTTTACTACTACTTTCCTTATCTCTCCAACCTTAAAGGATGCCTTTGAGAATATCAGGGAAGCTCATGCTATTCATCTGCATGGAATGATAGGATCAAAGTTCCTTATAAGCAATAACATTGTTTTGGATTTTAATAAACTAGAAGCTCACAGTAAGAACAAATGACATTTCTGGTGACCACTCAACAGGAACTCTTTGACAGGGATGACTATAAAATCATCTCTGCCGAAGAGTCCTTAGAGATAATAAAAGACTGGAAGATAATTCAGTGTGACTCAGAAACTAATGGAAGGGATGCTCATCTGTGTGACTTTCTATGTGTGCAGTTTGGTAATGATAATGCTAACACAAGGATAGTAGTAGACACTGCTACTGTAGACATCAGAAGATATAAGGAAAAGCTTGAGAACACACTATGTGTCTTTCAGAATGCTAAGTTTGACTTGCAGTTCTTCTTTAATTATGGTATTATTATCCGTAAGGTATATGATACAATGATTGTAGAACAGCTCTTGCATCTTGGGTGGCCATCAGGACAGTTGTCTTATGCTCTCAATGCTATTGCTGACAGAAGACTGCATATCAATATTGATAAGACTGTCAGAGGAGAAATCATTTGGAGGGGTCTGGATGCTTCAGTTATAAATTATGCTGCTGGAGATGTCACCTATCTTGAGAAAATCATGTGGTCCCAAGTAGAAGACTTGAAAAAGCAGGATTTAATGAAAGCTGCAAGAATTGAATGTGATGCTGTGCCTTGGATAGCTTATTTGGAATGGTGTGGTATTCATCTTGACCAGAATAAATGGAAAGCTAAGATGAAGACAGACCAAGAGAAACTTACTATAGCTGAGAGAGCATTGAATGACTTTGTAATAAGCAGGCCTGACCTTAAGCAATATGTCTACATCAACACTCAAGGGGACTTATTTGATGGCTTCGACTTAACTCCAAAAGTAAATATCAATTGGGCAAGCTCTTCTCAGGTAGTAAAGATAGCAAAGATTCTAGGTTTCAATACTGCTACTAAGGATAAGAAGACTGGTGAAGAGAAAGATTCTGTACTTGAGAAGTTGCTAAAACCTCAAAAGGGAATCTGTGATGAATTTCTCAATCTTTACTTCGACTATCAGGAACATTTCAAAGTGGTTTCTTCTTTTGGACAAGGTCATCTGAATGCCATCAATCCTAAGACTGATAGAATACATACTATCTATAAGCAACTAGGTGCTGCTTCAGGCAGAATGTCTTGTGGTTCTCAGCAGCCTAATGAGGATTTAGCCAAAGTAAATAAGGTCCCTGCAAAAGAATGTACTTATCCAAACATGCAGCAGCTTCCTGCTGATGATGCTACAAGAGGATCTTTTACTGCTCCAGAAGGTTATGAGTGGTGTAGTTGCGACTATTCTGCCCTTGAAAGTAGACTTGGTGCTGACATCTATAATGAGAAGTCTATGTTGGATGAGTTCCTTCATGGCTCTGGTGATATGCATTCTCTGTGTGCCTATATGGTTTATAAGAATGAAATCCCAAGGGATACTTTTATTAAGGATATCAAGAAAAAGTATTCTCACCTCAGGAAGGCTGTAAAACCTATTGAGTTTAGTCAGCAGTTTGGAGGTTCTGAGTTTGCTATCCAAGGAGCTATGGGATGTACTATTGAGGAAGCAAGAGCTTTTAAAGAAGCGTATGATTCAGGTTTTCCAGGTATTGCTGAGTTCAAAAGAAAAGGTTCTGAGTTTGTTAGAAAGAATGGATATATTCTTATGTGCAAATATAGTGGACATAAGATGTATTGGCATGACCATAAGGAATGGCTAGAAAGACAGGCTTCTTTTACACAGCAGTTTTGGGAAGAATACAGAAACTACCATAAAGGCACTAATGATGCTATTGCTCAAGAAGTATCCATGCATTTCAAAGCTGCAAGTAAGTATGATAGAATGGCACTTAATGCTCCAACACAAGGTTCTGGTATTGTCATCTTGAAAATGGCAATCACTATGTTCTTTAATTGGATTGTAGATAATGGCTATTTCCACACAGTAGAACTCTCAGCAGTAGTTCATGATGAAGCAAATATCATCTATCCAAAGGAATTACATGACATTGTGCCAGCTAAACTAAAAGAGTGTATGGAGAAGGCTGCTTCTATAGTATGCACTAAACTTCCTATTCCAGCAGAAGCAGAAATAAGCGACCATTGGGTCCACTAAAACAAAAAGGTCAAGTGGCTGTCATAATTGACAGCAAAAAACTAAAACATCATGGAATTCATCAGAACAATCAGGGAAAAATACCAGACTAAGCATCAAAATGAATTACAGAAACAGGCAGAATATGTAATTACTCTGTCTGATTTCTGTGATAATCTGTACATTGCCTTTCAAGATATTCCTTTAATTCCAATACAAGAAGATTGGACATCAAAGAAAATACTGGAAGAGCTAACAAAATTAAGAAACCAATATATAAATGCTAAATTGAAACAACCATGCTAATAGAAGTAAAAGTAAGAGTCGCTAGAATTATTGACTCCAAAACAAGAAAAAGAGGTGAGACTTACCTATTAGATAAGGAGTTCTTCTCTGAAGCAGAGTATCAGGTAATGCAAGCACTTTCTCAGGAACAAACAGACGGTACTGTAGAATCCTTTGAAATTGTGTCCTTAAGACAATCTCCAGTTAAGGAAGTATGTACTCAGTATGAAGGGGCGAGTACCTTTATGGCTACTTTGAGAGACATCTTCTTAGCTGATGATGGTACAGAAAAAGAACTTAAATACAAAGTATTGCTTTGGGCAGATAGTCTATCAGAAGCTATGGCAAGAACAAATGTATTCTCTCGTCAAGGCTACAATATGCAAGTAGATGGCCTTAAGGAAGTAAACTATGAATACCTAACTGAAGATACCAATGACTAAAGAAGAAAAGATTGAAGGCAACTGCATGAGAATGACTTCTGCAAAAGCTAAAGAAGCTTTGCTTCCTGATGATGATAGGATCAATCATCCAAAGTATTACACTTGGCTTAAAGAACTATGTGGTATAGAAGTGATAGATATTACCCGCCACATGGACTTTGACCTTGGCAATGCCATTAAATATATTCTTAGGCAAGGACACAAGTCTGAGCAAGGAATGTCTGATAAGGAAAAGGCCATTGAGGACTTGAAGAAGGCTGTATTTTATTTGAATGATAAGATAAAGATGCTGGAAAGATAGCCTATGGAACAAGAAGATGTAGTAGCCCTTAGTCTCTCTGACTTCCCCAAGCCTGACATATCTCAGAAGGATAAGCCTAACTACTATAACCCTATCAATGAATATACCCTTGAGGGAGTTTATGTCAAGACATGGAAAAGTCCTGCTGTTGCTGCAAGGGCTTATAAAATAACTTCAAGATGCATAACCACCTGTTGTAAAGGTATTCCTCCTTTTATAGAGAAGTATGGTAAGATATTCCTTTATAAAGGTGACAGTATTGACAAAAGACTGGAAGCTATTGAACAATATGAAAAGAGCAAGGTTAAAGCTGCACATCTGAGGGTAGAAGTCTATAGCAAAAAAGGTAGGTTGCTCTCATGTTATCCCAGTTTGACTAGGGCTTCCCTTAAATATGGTATAAGTGCAAAATACATCAGAGACTGCTGTAGTGGTAAGAGATTGCTTGTCAAGGACTATATCTTCTTGTTTGAGGGTGGGAATATTAAGGAGAGATTAAAGCTTATCAAGCAGAAACAAGAGCTTGATGCTAAAATAGAAAATGAAATTTTAAAAGAAATTTAACTATGAAAGAAATAACAAAAGAACGTACTCACACAGAGAAGTACACAGTGTATGAAGCATTTGATGGGCAGGAGTTCACTGACCCACATGAGTGTCTAAAGTATGAAAAGTCTGCACTTGGTGTAGCAAGAGGAAAAATCCAGAGTCTTGTTGTCAGTGAAGGCAATGATGCATGGACTCTAATGGGAGGTTTTGATGAACATGAAGTGGTAGCTATCAAGTTTGTGACTGCTACTGATGTGGATATATTCCTACAGTGGCTTTACCTGGAGTGTCCTTGGTATCTGGAGGATAGTCAGAAAGAGCGTAAGGATGGAGTAGAGGTAACAGCCCGTACAGCTTATAGTAAGAAAGATGTTATTCTCATGGGCAAAAACTGTGATGGAGAGTATTACTTTATTAACTCTCGTCATAATATCATTGATAACCTAATGAATCTTGATAAGAAGGAGGAAGAAAAATGAGTTTATCAAATTATCCCCCAGGAGTTTCTGACAATACTATTGGCGCTCCTTGGAATGATCCCGAAATTCCAGAAAAAGAATTTGAAGTGACCTGCTCTCAGACACTCAGCAAGTCTGTGACAGTATGGACAGATAATTATGTCCCAGGAGCTTCTGGGGTAGACTATGAGCCTGATGATGAAGGAGGATACTATGCTTCTTCATGGCATGACTCTGATGACACTTCTGATACTAACTGGAAAGAAGAGTATAGTCTCTGTCATGAGACTATACCTTCCTTACTGAATATTCTCAAGGAATACATCAAG